TAGAAGGCGAAGCATATTTCACAGATAAAAAAAACCTCGAAGTCGCGGTAGCGCAATGACCGCCAAGACTTGCGCCAAGTGTGGTCAGGGCAACCTGACCTGGAAACAAACCGCCGCTGGCAAGTGGTATCTCACTGACATAGAGGGCACAAGTATTGTGGGGGAGAACGGCAACACAATCAAAGTGTTGCGCCTAGCCCACAAATGCAAAACCCAAGAGCAAAAAGATGTTGAAGTGCGCGATCTACAACGCTTCGCACGATTCACAGAATTATGTCGTTCGGGGGTAGAAAGTGACACAGCGGTTGCGCAAATGGTCTCAGAGTTAGGACGCGAAGGACAATGATCGAAACACCGTTAGCAAAATATGATGAGACCTGCGGACAGGCTTGGGTCGTCTACACGAAATCTGATTACAGTGCGAAAGCGTGGGCAAAATATGTGGCTACTTGCCGCCGAGCACAAGCCAAGTACAAAGTAGATGCGGTATGAAAGTTCGCCGCTTCGCCTAACCTCTAGCGGATTGCCGTATTAGGTGGCATACTGGTCTCCGAACTATAACGAGGTAAATATTGTGGGTGGTAAAGGTAGTGGCGGCAACGGTCGCAAACCGATTGAGAGAAAACTGCGTATCGGTGCGCCTAACCGCTTGAAACCGATTGCGGTTGTCCCCGCCAATATTGTTGCGCTACCAATGTCGCATGTCCCTGAACCGCATCGGGTGTTGTCTGACCGTAGCCAAAAATTGTGGGCACAAGTGTGGACTTCTGGTGCGGGCTGGCTGAAACAAAACATGGACACGGAACTCGTTTTGATGTTGTGCGAAGCGACTGATGAACGCCAAACTTTGCGGCGGAGACTTGTCGCCAACCCTGATGCTTGGCGTGACCGTCTTGCGCTTCGTCAGGTGGATGCTCAGGTCATTAAACTGCTCGACAAGATAGGGTTCACGCCATCGGAACGGGCGCTATTCGGAACGGGAGAAACAGCACAAAATGGGTTCAGCGACCTACATCGAAGGATTGCCGAAAAACGCGCAGCCAGCAAGTAAGTGGAAACCAGCGTTCTATACGCCACGCCTATATTCGCGCACCGATGGTGACGAGATAATTGACTTCGCGGAACAACACTTTGGAGTATTCAAAGGGTTCCGTGCGGGTGAACCTTTAACATTCACGAACTGGCAAAAATGGCTGCTTAGATGTCTTTATGAACGCCGCGATGATGGTCGGCTGAGATACCGCCGCGCCCTAATAGGGCTACCCCGCAAACAGGGCAAGTCGCTGATGATGTCCACGCTAGGTGTGTACGGGATGATCGCAGGCGAGGCAGGCTCAGAAATCTATGCGATAGCGAATGACCGCCAGCAAGCCCGAATCATTTTTAATGAAGCAAAACAACAGATACTGAACTCGCCGCTACTCTCCTCCGAGGCAAAAGTTTATCGGGATGCGATAGAGATGGTCAGGTTCGGTTCCGTGTTCCGTGTCCTTTCGTCTGAGTTCAAAGGGCAAGCAGGATTAAACCCGTCGCTAGTGTTTTTCGACGAAATCTGGGGGCAATCCAATTCCGACCTTTATGATCAAATGACTCTTGGCTCAGGGGCACGAATAGAACCACTCGCCGTATCCATTACGACTGCGGGTTATGACCTGGACTCGCTGGCAGGGAAGTTGTACCAGTACGGGAAACAGGTTGCGTCAGGGGAAATTGACGACGAACAGTTCGGTTTTTGGTGGTGGGAAGCAGCCGCCGACTGTCGGATAGATGACCGCAACCAATGGAGAATAGCGAACCCGAACCTCGCTGAAGGACTGCTCGACCCTGAAGATTTAGCGGTCGCTGTCAAACAGACCTCAGAAATGGGGATGCGCCGCTGGAGACTCAACCAGTGGGTACGGTCACAAGAGTCCTGGCTACCTGTCGGGGCTTGGGAACAATGCGAATCTGATCTGAGACTTGACGATGATCTACCTGTATTCGTTGGCATCGACATGGCATTGAAACACGACTCGATTGCTGTCGTCTGCGCCCAAATCCAAGATGGGGTCGCAGTAGTCTCCGCCAAAATCTGGCAGCCTGCGCTAGAGGGTGTCGATGTTGAGCAGATCGAAATCTATCTTCGAGACCTGCACCAGCGCCACAAGGTAATGGAATTCGCTTACGACCCCGCCTATTTCCAACGCTCAGCCGAAGTCCTCTCCGATGACGGGTTGAACATGGTCGAGTTCGGACAGTCCGCAGCCCGCATGATTCCCGCCTGCGGTAACGCTTACGAGATGATTGCCAACAGGAAAGTGGCTCACGATGGGTCGCCGACCTTCACAGATCAGGTGCTATCCGCCGCCCAAAGGATGACCGACACAGGGTGGAGACTCTCGAAAGGCAAATCGAAAAGGAAGATCGACGCATGTATCGCGATGGTCATGGCGCTTGACCGTGCTACTTTTCGACAACCACTGCCCGATTCCCCAAGTGTCCTCGACATCTGGGGCTGACTCTTTGCTAGAGTAGGCAACACCATGTCGGAGATGAACAAATGACAAAACATTTTTTGACAACAGTAATCGAAATCGTAGGCTTTGCGTTAATTGTTACGGGCATTGTTTTGATTAGTGTCCCTATCGGAATTGCTGCTGCTGGCATTGTGCTAGTGGTTATTGGGGTCATGCTGTGAGCCTTTTCCGTGAGCGTCGTGCTCTTTCTTTGGATGTTGATCCAATGCAACTTACGGGTCGCCCAATTTATGCGAATTGGTCGGGAGAACTTGTAACCGAAGCCACCGCGTTCGCACATTCCGCTGTTTTGTCGGCTGTGTCTTTGCTTGCTGACTCGGTTGCGTCTATGCCGTTGGAGATGATTCGCAGCAGCAGAGGCAAAATAGAATTGTTGCCAACTCCATCGGTGCTAGAAAATCCGAACGATCACCAAAATATGTTTGAGTTCGTACACCAATTAATGCTGACTTTGGCGCTACATGGCAATTCATATATTTACGCGCCGATGGGGTCAAATGGCTTACCTGTGGAGATGCGGAACCTACACCCAGTAAGCGTAAAAAGTGTCTCAGAAAATGACGACGGAACATTGATTTATCAGATCGGTAAGCATGGTTACGATTCGACACAGATTCGTAGTGTCCATTGGCTGCTAATGCCAAATCAACTGTTCGGGGTGTCCCCTTTGGAATCAATGAGAAACACCATCGGGATGGGGTTAGCAATGGACAGATTCCTCGCCCAGTTTTATGGTGAGGGCGCAACCCCATCGTCAGTGTTAGAAACCGATCAGACCTTAACGAGTGATCAGGCTGCAAAAATCAAAGATAATTGGGAGTCGGCACATTATAAGCATCGTCGCCCTGCTGTATTGCAAGGCGGGTTGAAGTGGCGTTCAATAACGACTAGCGCAGCAGATATGCAAATGCTGGAACACAAAGAGTCAATTATTCGTGACATTGCCCGCGTCTACCGTATCCCGCTGCATCTGATTATTGGCACGGGTGGGGACACACAAACTTACACGAACCTGGAAGGGACTTCAAGCGCGTTTTTTAAGTACACGCTTTTGGGATGGGTTCGGAGACTAGAAACAGTTTTCTCGCAAATGTTGCCGATTGGGGTAGAAGTGAAGTTTAATCCAGCAGAGTTTTTGCGGGCTGACCTTATGACTCGCGTCAGGGCACAGCAAATCCAAATTTTGTCTGGTGTCTTGAACCCTAACGAAGCCCGTGCGATGGAGAATCGCCCGCCGTATGTTGGGGGCGAGAACTTTAACGACCCAAAGGACAATTCCGCGCCGCCAAATGCCTCGACACCTGGCTAGATGACAGCACCAACAATTACGGCTACACTTCATAAACATGCCGACGGATAACGAAGTTGAAACTATGACAACAGATGAAATTGTTCAACCGACAGAGACCTTGCCAGAGGCTGCGCTTGTGCCTGAAATGAGATGGTGCGCTACAGGTTCGGATGAGCGTCGAGTCGCTTACACGACTTTAGAAATGCGCGAAGGTTCCGACGGAACACACTTTTCTGGTTATGCCGCCGTTTTTGATTCCCCGTCTGAGCCTATGCCGTTTACAGAATATGTAAAACGGGGCGCGTTTTCAAAAACTT